ACCACAACAAACTATCCACCCTACAATTTAATTCATGTAAATAATGTTGAGTCTGTGCTTGAGATTGCTCTTGCAGGGTTCACTAAAAAAGAATTAAAGGTTTACACTGAATATGGAAAACTTATTGTTGATGGTCAAAAAGAGACGAAGGAGACGGGATCCGAGTATGTCCATCAAGGATTGGCTCAAAGATCTTTCTCAAGAACCTGGACATTATCAGACGATGTTGAAGTCAGAGAGGTTCAATTCAAAGATGGACTTCTTACCGTCAAGTTGGGTAAGATAGTACCAGATCATCATGCAAGGAAAGATTATCTTTAATGGTTAAGGGATACGATTTATTTGGGGATCATGGAAGAAACTTGCCCACTCCTCATGGTAGTGGGGCAAGACCCATGTATGGTGACATGGGTAAGTCATGTAGACCAGATCCAAATCGTAAGATTGAATATCCTCATGTTGTTGCTTTGTTTACTCTTGACTCACATAACACGAGTTACTTTTTTAAAAGAGAAGACGGTACATATTATTGGTTACATTGTCGTAAAGGCAAGGATGATGTATATGTAGATGCAGATGAGATGCAATTAGATCTTTTAGGAAATGATCCGATTCTAAGCACGGAGTATATTATGAAAGCAATTTACTAGGGTTCTTGACGAACCCTTTTTTTATGGTATAATATATAAAGAGAATTAAATCAAATGGAAAAAAATATACAGTGTATCATTTTGTCAAGTGGTGTTGTTTTAATATCAGAAATTGAAGAGGTATTTGGTGATATACCTGGTGAACCAGATTGTAAAATTACTAGTCCCTTTAAGTTGATTAAAACTAAAGATGTCTATACACTAGAACCATGGTTGGATTTTAGTAATCAATCTGCTACAATGTTGAGGTCAGGTGATGCACTTACATTTGTAGAACCAAATGGTGAGTTGCGTGACAAGTATATTAAATTGACATCCTAATGAGGTTTTACACCAACGTCCAAATGGTTGGAGACAATTTCTTAGTTCGTGGTTATGAGAATGGAAAACATTTTGCCACTCGTGAGAAGTTTTATCCAACTCTTTTTGTTCCTTCAAAAAAGAAAACAAGATTCAAAACTCTTGAGGGTGACTATGTGGAGTCTGTTGAACCAGGCACAGTAAGAGAGTGTCGTGAGTTTATCAGAAGATATTCTGAAGTTGAGAACTTTAAGGTGTATGGTAATGATAGGTACATCTATCAATATATTTCAGAGAAGTATCCAGAAGAAGAAATTAAGTTTGATTCGAGTAAGATCAAGATCACTACACTTGATATTGAGGTGAAATCGGAGAATGGTTTCCCTGATGTAGAATCTGCTGCGGAAGAAATACTTCTCATATCAATACAGGACTATACAACAAAACAGATAAGGACTTGGGGTCAAGGACCTTTCAATAATAAACAGAAGAATGTAATATACAAAGGATTTAATAGTGAGTATGAATTACTGAATTCATTCATTCACTGGTGGATGATAGAAGAGAATACACCAGAGGTTATTACTGGTTGGAACAGTGAGTTGTATGATATTCCATATTTGGCACGTAGACTTGAAAGAGTCTTGGGAGAAAAACTTCGTAAAAGATTATCTCCATGGGGTTTGGTGACTGAAGATGTGATTTATATCGCAGGACGTAAGAATATTACATATGACATTGGTGGTATCACACAATTAGATTATTTAAATCTCTATAAGAAGTTTACTTACAAGGCACAAGAATCATATCGTTTGGATTATATTGCAAGTGTTGAACTTGGACAGAAGAAACTTGATCATTCAGAGTTTGATACATTTAAGGATTTCTACACAAAAGGTTGGCAAAAGTTTGTAGAGTATAATATAATCGACGTTGAACTTGTTGACCGCATGGAAGACAAGATGAAATTGATTGAACTTGCAATCGTTATGGCATATGATGCGAAGGCAAACTATGCTGATGTATTCTCACAGGTTCGTATGTGGGATACTATAATTTATAACTATTTAAAGAAGAGAAACATTGCTATTCCTCCAAAAGAGAGATCTGATAAATCCGAAAAGTACGCAGGAGCCTATGTCAAAGAACCGATACCAGGAAAGTATGATTGGGTGGTTTCGTTTGACCTTAATAGTCTGTATCCTCATCTCATTATGCAATATAATATTTCCCCTGAGACCCTCAAGGATGAACGACATCCAACAGCTTCGGTTGATAAAATCCTTTCGGAAGAAGTAAATTTTGAGTTGCATAAAGATAGTGCCGTATGTGCAAATGGTGCAATGTATCGAAAAGATGTGCGTGGATTTCTTCCAGAGTTGATGGAGAAGATATACAAAGATCGAACTGTTTATAAAAAGAAAATGCTTGCTGCAAAACAAGCATATGAAAAAACTCCTACCAAAACTTTGGAGAAGGAGATTGCCAGATGTAACAATATACAAATGGCACGTAAGATTCAACTTAACTCTGCCTATGGTGCGATTGGAAATCAATATTTCCGATACTATAAACTTGCTAATGCAGAGGCAATCACTCTATCGGGTCAAGTATCGATTCGTTGGATTGAGAATCGAATGAACACTTTTATTAACAAGATATTAAAAACGGAGGATGTTGATTATGTCATTGCTAGTGATACTGATTCTATCTACCTTAACCTTGGTCCTTTGGTGGAGGTCATATACAAGGGGAGAGAGAAGACTTCTGAAAGCATTGTTTCGTTCCTTAATAAGATCTGTGAGATGGAATTTGAAAAGTATATTGAAAGTTCTTATGAAACGTTGGCCAACTATGTAAACGCATATGATCAAAAGATGTTCATGAAACGAGAGAACATCGCAGATCGTGGCATATGGACGGCAAAGAAAAGATATATTCTGAATGTGTGGGATAGTGAGGGTGTGAGATACGATGAACCCAAACTGAAGATGATGGGTATCGAAGCAGTTAAGTCATCAACCCCTGCTCCTTGTCGTACCATGATTAAAGATGGACTCAAGTTGATGATGAATGGTACAGAGGAAGATGTGATTCAGTTTATTGATGAGTGTCGTTCAAAGTTTAAGACACTCAATCCAGAAGACATAGCATTTCCAAGAACTGCATCTGATGTTCGTAAGTATAAGGCATCTTCTACAATCTACGCAAAAGGAACACCAATACATTGTCGGGGTGCTCTCTTGTTTAATCATTATATTACAAAGAAAAATTTAACAAATAAATATTCACTTATTGGTAATGGTGAAAAGGTTAAGTTTATTTACTTGAAGAAACCAAACATCATACAGGAGAATGTTATATCATTTATTCAAGATTTTCCTCGTGAACTTGGACTTGACAAATACATAGATTATGATCTACAATTTGAGAAGAGCTTCGTCGAACCACTTAAAGCAATACTTGATGCGATTGGGTGGAACGTTGAAAAAACTGTAAACCTTGAATTATTTTTTACATAATGGATTTACCCATTGATGATAAAGATCTTGTAATCATAGTTGAGGCACTAAATCCCCATAGATCTAAGGTCTCATACTTAATTGAAGATAAAATTTTATATGAAAAACTGAAATTGGTGAAGGATGTTAGAGAAGCAAATCCCGATGGTCCTTACAAAAAAATACTTCGTGAACAATATGGAATGGTAAATTAATGGATTTTTTAAAAGAGATAGTAAAAGAGATTGGTGATGAATACACCCAGATTGCAGCAGACATAGATGAAACAGAAAGATTCATTGATACAGGAAGTTATATCTTCAATGCGCTTGTTAGTGGTTCCGTTTATGGTGGCGTTTCTACTAATAAGATTACTGCCATCGCTGGTGAGACCTCTACTGGAAAGACTTATTTTTCCCTTGCTATTGTCAAGAACTTTCTGGACACTAACCCTGATGGGTATTGTCTCTATTTTGATACTGAAGCGGCAATCACCAAGGGATTACTTGCATCTCGTGGAATTGATCAAAACAGACTTGTTGTTGTCAATGTCGTTACCATAGAAGAGTTTCGAAGTAAGGCACTTCGTGCAGTAGATATATACTTGAAGACAGAAGAAGAGAATCGCAAACCTTGCATGTTTGTATTAGATTCTTTAGGTATGCTTTCCACAGAGAAAGAAATCACTGATGCACTTAATGATAAACAAGTCAGAGATATGACCAAATCTCAACTTGTTAAAGGTGCATTTCGTATGCTTACCTTAAAACTTGGTCAAGCAAATATTCCACTCATAGTTACAAATCACACTTACGATGTTATCGGATCTTACATCCCTACTAAAGAAATGGGAGGCGGCAGTGGCCTCAAGTATGCCGCGTCTAAGAGGACTTGATCGTTATTATGGTCTTCTTGAACTTGGAGAACTTGGTGGTCTTTGGAAAAATACTGCTGGAAGATATGAGATTGATGGTAAAAAAATATATGCCAAAAATATATACGCAGAACCTGAGAAATATTTCACAGATGATATAATGAATAAACTAGACGAAATATCAAAGAAGAATTTTTCTTATGGAACGAATTGAATCTACAATTCTTAAAAACCTAATACACAATGAAGAGTATTCTCGAAAGGTAATTCCTTTTATTGAACCTGATTTTTTTGAAGATCGAAAGGAAAAGGTAATATTTGAAGAGATAACATCATTTATTGTCAAGTACGGATCATCGATAACTTTAGAAGCACTAAATATTGAGGTTGACA